GGAATGGGTAACCCCTTTTCGGTTTTATATTTCCTTTTGCAGCAATTGTGGTAGATACCCACAATCGCGATTGTTTTTGGTAATTTTATTTCATTTTATTATCGGATTACTAACTTTTAGTTACGTCAAATCCAGCAAGCATCAATCGTACTTGCACATCGGCCAGGGCAACACGGTCCTAACCTTAATTCCCACCCCATAATTTGGACACCCAGAATGACCGACCACATCAACATATCTTGGAAACTTGTTTCGATCAAATTTATCGATGTCCATGCCATAGACCTCCATCCTCCTCAAATTTTCGGGAGACCAATCAACTTCAAAATATTCATCTTTCTCAGTTTGCAACCACAGACACTTAAGCGCATTGTACGTAACTCGATTCACTCCAACGGTATACGCATAGCATATCAACCTGGAACGCAAATGACCAGGCTCAAGACTGGACGTCGATGAATGGAGCAATTTTGGAATCGTATGTGACGAATGTCGATAAAAATGGAAATGAATGAATTTGCATTCGACACAATAGAGCCATCCAACCTGGTACTTCAAAAAAGTGGGAACATTGGGATCGGGAGCATTTCCTTCTTTCTCAGGAGTGCCAACAGCAAATATGTCGATAAATGGCTTATTACATTCTTTAATATCATTTTCCGGAACGTTGTAATTGAATTTCTCCTTAATTATTTTACGGTATAGTTCTTTATCGAATTTCGGATATATTTCACGACGCAGATTCATTAACACATCATCTCCATACAACATTTTAGTGACAGGAGTCTGCATAACTTGACTGGTGGCAGGAGCATTACGAACGATCGGAACATTCGGATACATTTTCTTCAATGTGAATGTCTGCGCCACATCGTTAATTATGGTGTTAATAAAAGATGTGTCCCAAGTCCCTGACACCATCGCTTGCACCAACATATAGAAGAAATTTCCAGCCGGATCAGAGATCGTTTTCAAAGTAACAGTCTCCACAGAACGCATGAAGAAGTACTTAAATACACGCACGTTAGCTCTCCTCAATTGACTTTCAGCATCATCTCCAGAAGGAACCGAGAGATTAAAGTACTTCCCGAATGAGCGTTTAACTGCACTAATTATAAATCCCAACGTGTAAATATCATATTTCTCGACGTCGAGTTCGATCGTTATCCAAATTCTTATTATTTCTTCAATCAATTTCTCGACGTCATCACGAGTTTTCATAGATGACAATGTTATTTCAGGAATCTGATACGATTCAGACACAAATTTCATTGCAGACAACCCACAAAAGGTCATTCCGACTTTGTTCGGAACATTATTGTAGGTTGTACCAATTCCACCCATCTTGGAAAATGGCATCAACAACATTTGGTCGATCGCACAATTTATCGCATTGCCAATAAAGAAGAATCGCTCACCATTCTTGATCACCCACTTTTGCAACACTTCACTCCATTTTGGAGCACGAACCTCCAATTTTACGGAAATTTGCATCACAGCAGATATCGTAGACCTGAGGACGGTCATTGCAGCATCGTACTCGAGGTGACTAATGATTTCAGCAATGTTGAGGATATATGCGACAACTTTCCCCAACAATACATCCTTCTTGACACCGGGTGGCATATCATAAAATAGCCCAGGACCGGTGGAGGGAAACTCACGAACCATATGATTCGGCTCAAGGAAATGAGGTATCGCAAATGTTCCATCCTCAAAATCAAAGACGCTGTTCTCATGAGCTACGGCAATGCATTGACTCAACAATTCAAAATCTTCATCAGTATAATTAGGAATCATCTGCGGTTGCAACATGTGCTTTGTGAGGTTGGCTGCTCCAGCGATCGTGTGGCCCGTTACCCAAGCTTCATGGAACGCCACCTTGCCAATTGGAGACGTAACTCGCATCGGCAAGCCACAAACACAATGCGGGGGTTCAAACTGTCGTCCTTGATTCATTAAAAACGCGTAACACGGATAACACACTGGTAAACCACAAGAACAGACCACACACTGAAGAGATTGCATACAACCAAGTCGAGAACACTGCTTAATGCAGTCGTCAGCATCAAACTTAATGGGATCCTTCATAACAAGTTTACCGACCTTAGCACCAATCGGAAGCTCGCTAGGCGCATTCAAATAATCATCCAAAATTTTGGCATACCTAAGAGCAAAAGGCCTCACTCCAGG